CCTTTACTTCGGTTGTTTCATAGTGATGAACTGCATTTAATTCACTTCCATAGACTTCTTCAGAATATCTGTATATGTCTCTATCAGAAAGTGGCCATTCATCTCTTACATTTACGATTCCTGCACTAATAGTAACAACCCAATCATATTGACTACTTCCATAAAGTTCTTGTGCAACAGTATCTGGTCTAGCTCCATCTTTAATTTCATACTTATTAAAGATAGTAAAAACATTCTGCAAATCATCACGAAGTTTGACTCTACGGAATATATTTTTTACCAATAAGTATTCATCAGATGATTGCCTATTGGATAAAAAAGATTGATATTCTAAATTTGGTAGTTCTCTGAAGTATGTCATTAGTATCCAGTTCCTTCTAACTTAAAGTTTCCTTGCTGGTCAACATAATCTTCATGATAAATTGGAGTGAGTTCTTGAAACGATAAGGTCATTTGCATATGAACTGGTGTAGCATCTGAATATGTTGCATAAGTTCCAGAACCAGTATAATTAACACCCATTCCTTTGAGGGCACATATTTTAAATTTATTCAGATATGGATGAGGTTGCCCCCCACTCATGTATTGAATTCTAAAGACGCTTGGGGATTTTAAGAATAATCCAGAAGCATCACCTTTTTCTAGCCCTTTCCTAGCAGCCATTTCAGATTTGAATAATCTAATAATGTCTTTGATTTCATCAGATTCTCGTTTAGAACGAGGAACCATATCAAATTGAAATTGAAAATCTGGACGTAATGCAACTCCACCAAATAGAAGTTCAATATTTTCGTTCAGAACTGCTCCGGTTTCTCTTGCTAAACTTGATTGAAACAAATCCTCATTTTGCCCTAGAACTTGTTCGACTGCTTTTGAGGCAAAAAATTGTTGAACAAGTTTTTGAGTTGTTCCTGTTCTTGCCGCATTTTTTCCTAATTGTAAGGCACTATTGGCAGAAGAAACTAACCCACCTATGGCGCTTTCTGCCTTTATGGTTCCGGCGGCAATACCCATACTAACAGTTGTTAGTGGACCCATTCTACTTTCACCCCAAGAAACTGCATTACTATCTTGAATACCTTCAGGAATAGGTAGAATTACAGTTCCTCTAATTTCTTTGGAACCACTAGTAGGATAATTGGCAGTATCTGAACTTGGTTGTGCAAAGGATTGCAATGAAGTATTTAATCCAGGTGGAATATAATCTAAAATTTCAATTTTTAGATAATCATCTGATTTATCAATATTTTTAAATGGGTAACGAAATATTTTTGAAGGTGAGGAATTTCCACTCGCAGCATTTTTGTATGCTTGAGTAACCGCATTCTGAGTTGCTGATGATAACTGAGATGGAAAAGCCATTTATAGTTTTTAGTTATTTATCTTGATTTGTCCGAAAGGTATTCTTCTCAAATCACCAACCTCATTTTTATCCACAATATGTAGAGGTCCAATTACTTCTTCAAAGGTATATTGCCTCTGTTCTCCCCAATGAAAGTTAATACCACTAAACCCCCAAGAATAAACATTTGTAACAGCAACCAAAGGGTGTGCATCATATCTTACACGAGGAGTCTTTGGTCTATAAACAAAAGTATAAAACTTACCTGCCTTTGGAGAAGTAGTTGTTTGCTTCAATACATCAAGTATTTCCAACATCAAATCGTCAGCATCTTCTGTTCCATATAAGTTTTTAAGCAGAGGTTTAATACGGTTCATTTTTTAGTAATTCCGAGTTCGTGTTCTGTGATTACTTTGAAAGTCCATCCTCTATCTTTACAATATTCTCTTGCTGCTTCCCATTTTGATTGATTTTTGGCATATTCAAATGCCTCATACAAGTATCCTTTAGTTTGTCTTTTGGGTTTAGGTGGAGGCATTGTTTGCTTATATGGTTTAATCTCAATTAAATATTTTTTAGTGCTTCCATCTGGTTCTTTGACTTTTATATAAGCATCAGGAAAGTATCTATGAATTCTTCCATCTACCGGAGAACGATATGGAATTGCAAGTTCTTCGGAAGCATACTCTAAAATATTTTCATTCGTATCACAATATTTTAGAAACTTTAATTCCCATAAAGATCTATAGATGATATTAGTTGGATCTCCAACATACTTTTCCGGAAATGATGGTTTAAACTTTCCTTTATAAGACATCTAAATACTTATACTAATAAGACTCATAAAAGGTATTTAGAGTGCCTATTCAACGCAGGATATCCGACTTTAAGCCACTCTTTACGAATCTCGCACAAACTTCTCACTATGAAGTAAGATTTGGTGGGGTGGGACCTCTTGGTGGTCCACTAATGGCATATCTTTCTCGTAAAGGCATTAGTCAAAGATTCATTGCCGAAGACGCTGGACTACTTTGTTACTCAGCATCTCTTCCAACTACCTCTTTAGCAACAGCAAGTATCAGCGGAAACTTTATGGGCATAACTGAAAAGTTTGCTCATACTAGAATATATGATACAATTTCACTTGATTTTTATGTAGATAAAAATTATAATGCTCTTAAATTTATGGAAAGTTGGATGGAGTTTATTGCAAGTGGTTCTAATAATCCAATTGAGAGTAACCTTGCCCCAATAGGGCAAAACCGTAAGGATTATATTTCTAGAATGCAATATCCAGAATATTATAAATCTGATAGAACGACAATCACTAAGTTTGATAGAGATTACAATAAAGAAGTTGAATATACCTTCATAGGATTATTTCCATCACAAATTGCATCGCTTCCAGTAACTTATGCTGCTTCGGATACTTTAAAGATGTCTGTCATATTTCAATATGATCGTTACATTGCAGGAAAATCTCTTTCATTAGATGAGATTGTAGGAAGTAATAACAACAATCAACCAGGTCAATCTACAAATTTACCTAAGAGTCTTGTCAATGGTAATCCAATTGATTCTCCTATTTCTGCAGAAGATGCTTATAGAATCGGAAATAATCTAGATTTTTCTAGATTCGGTGCCAATACTAATGTTAATTTTTCAGAATAAATAAGCATAGTTGAAATATTGTAATTAACATAAAATGCCTTTACCTAAAATTGCAACACCGACTTATGAGTTGGAAGTTCCTTCATTAAAAAAGAATATTAAGTATAGACCCTTTCTTGTTAAAGAAGAAAAGATTTTAATTATTGCTATGGAGAGTGAGGATACAAAACAAATTGCAGAGGCAGTAAAAACTGTAATTTCAAATTGTATTCTTACCAGAGGAATCAAAGTAGAAAATCTGGCAACTTTTGATATTGAATATTTGTTTTTGAATATTCGTGGAAAGTCTGTAGGAGAATCTGTAGATGTTCTAATTACTTGCCCTGATGATGGAACAACGCAAGTTCCAGTCTCAATTAATCTAGATGATATTGAAGTGAATGTAAGTAAAGAACACTCTAGAGATATTAAACTTGACGATCATTTAATCCTTAGGATGAAATATCCTTCAATGGAGGAATTTATTAAAAATAATTTTGGTGATGATATGAATGTAAGTGTTGATGATACTTTTGATATGATTTCTTCTTGCATTGAACAAATTTATAATGAGGAAGAATCCTGGTCTTCATCTGATTGTACAAAGAAAGAACTTGCAGATTTTCTAGAGCAACTTACTACAAATCAATTTAAGCAGATTGAAAAGTTCTTCGAAACGATGCCCAAATTATCTCATACTGTTAAATTAAAAAATCCAAATACTGGTGTAGAAAGTGAGGTTGTATTGGAGGGTTTAACATCTTTTTTCGCCTAGGAATGGCTCACACGTCGTTGGAGTCATATTACAAAACTACATTTCAATTGATACAGCATCATAAATATTCATTAACAGAGTTAGAAAATATGATGCCCTGGGAAAGAGAAGTTTACATTACTCTTCTTTCACAGTATATTGAAGAAGAAAACTTAAAACAAGGCATAAGCAATTAAGATGGATCCTGTAACGATAGCACAAAGTGGAATCGACCCCGTTACAGGATCTCCCCTGTCAGCAGAAGTTCGTAAATCTCTTTTTAAAAGAACTATAACTCCTAGTAGTGTTTTTGGTCGTGGCGGTGCTTTAGTTAAGAGAACTGATGATAGTTCTTCATTAGTGGTAGCTCAAACTCAACAAATTTCCACACTTCAAGAACAAATCAATTCTCTTCGATCAGAAGTAATATTCTTAAATACCGGTCTTGTAAATATTGGTAATCTAATACAGCAAGATAGTGTTTTAGAGCAACAAAGACTAAAAGGAGAGCAAGAGAATGAGAGGAAACTTGCTGAGAGGCAGGTTAGAATAGGAAAAGAATCTGAATTAGAGAAAAAAATTACTGCTGCTTTATCTGCACCTATCATTGCTCTTGAAAGAAAAGTTAGTGGTGTATTTGGAAATATTGGAAACGCTCTAACAACATTATTTCTTGGATGGTTGACAAACCAAGGAATTGAAACACTTAAAGCGGCAGAACAAGGAAATAAAGAAAAACTACAGCAAATTAAAGATAATGTTCTTAAAAATATTGCGTATGCAATAGGAGCAATTGCCGCAATCAATGTTGGGTTTGGTCTGGTAGTTCGTTCTGTTCTTGGTATTGCTGGAAGAATAAGTGGTATTGCAATTCGACTTGCTCTTGCTCCATTTAGATTTGCCGGAAGTCAACTTGCAAAAGTGCCATTGGTGGGAAGATTATTTGGTGCTGGTGCTAGAAAACCACCTACGACCCCGAAACCAAGAGTTCCTGTGACTGGTGGAAATTGGACGACTAAACTTGGTAACTTTTTTAGGGGTATTGGATCTTCGACTAGAGGTGCAACTGGTGCCGCATCTGCAGGCAAAGGGCTTGGAGCTTTTGGAAGATTTGTTCCTGGATTAAATGTTGCTTTAGGTGGCGCAGCAACAGCATATGATATTAGTCAAAAAGATTATGCCGCTGCATCTTTAAGTGCAACATCAATGCTTCCTGGTCCTATTGGTTGGATAGGGGCTGGTTTAAGGTTAGGTTATGGATATTTGAAGGGTGAAGATGGAGAAACTCAAGCACAAGCACAATCAAACCCAACATCTCCTCCACCAACTGTAGCAGCAACTCCACAAAGTCCTATGATGCCAAATGCATCAGAACTTTCATTGACTCCTCAACAAGAATCAATGTCTCAATTCGAATCGGAATCGGGAAAAAATATTGCTAATGTGAATGCAACTCCTTCTCAAGTATCTTCTACGCCATCTTTAATTTCTTCTACGCAATTGCAAGGATTACCAACACCATCACCAAATGTAGGAGCACTTCCAGAACCAGAACCAAATGTAATTATGATGCCCTCAGGTGGAAATAATCCTCAACAATCTTTAATTTCTTCAGCATCATCAGGTACGGATGTTCCATTAATTAGTTCATCAAATCCTGATAACTTCTATGTTCTTTATTCACAATTAAATTATAATGTGGTAATGTAATATGGCAATTTCATCACCACTCTCAGTTAAACAAATATCAGGATCTTTAAGAAAGAATAAAAAATTGTCTTCTGGTTCTACAGAAACAATTAAGAAAGTTCAGGATGTCTTAGTGAAAAAAACAAAAGTCAGAAAAGAAATATTTCAGAATCAAACTATTCTACAAAATCGTAGATCTGAAAATGAAAGGAGAAGAAATGTAGAAGATCAACTTGAGGCATCAAATCTTGTAATTAGACCTGGAGGTGCCGCACAATTAATTCAAAGTAGTACTAAGGGGTTTTTAGAAAGAATACTTGGATTCCTTGGATATTTGACTGCTGGATGGATATTAAATAATTTACCCACTTGGATTGCAATGGGTAAAGAATTTATTGCCAGAGCCCAAAGAATGGGTCAGTTAATTTCTGGATTTGTTGGAAATATTACAAATATATTTTTAGGATTTGGTAATCTTTTAAGCGCAACATATCAAAATTTAGTTCAGTTTGACTTATTTGATACTTCTAATCGAGTAAAGGATGCTTTCGGGCAATTAACCGGAAGTGTAGATGAAATGGGTAGAGAACTTGAAGAGTCTATTAAACTATTAACGACTCCATTAACCGAAGGAATGGTGTCCGGAGAAAATGCTCCTGCTACTGGACAAGATAGAACTTCTGAAGGTGCTTATGAACCTGGAGCACCTTACAGTGGCATTGAAGGTCCGGAAACCTCTGGAGGGAGGGTTAGTCCTCAAGCAGTGTATTCTTATTTGAGATCCAAAGGAATAGGGCATATTCATGCAATGGGCATCTTGGCAAATATTGAAGGTGAAAGTGGATTTCAAATAGGTGCTCAAGAAAAGGGAGATAGTAAGCAAGGTGTTGGATTATTTCAATATACCTTTCCATCAAGAAAACAAGCATTTTTACAAGCAGTTCCTGATTATAAGACAAATTGGAAAGGTCAGATAGATTTTGCTATGGGCAGAGATCCAAATACTCCATTATATTTGAATAAACAATTTTCTTCTCCAGAGGAAGCAGCAGACGATTTTATGAGAAATTGGGAAAATCCCTCAAAAAGAGTTTATAATGATAGAAGAAGAAAGCATAATCAATTTATTAAATCTTTTAAGCCAGGATCTTCACCTCAACAACCACAACCACAAACAGGTCAAGTTTTTAGACCATTGCCTCAAGGATCATTTAAGGGTGGAGAAAGACAAAGATTTAATGCTCCAAGAGATGGTGGTAAAAGAAAGCATTTGGGAGTTGATATTACAGAGTCTAATTGGAAACCAGGATCTGATCCAAGAATACCTGTAGTTGCTATTCGTGGTGGAGTTGTTTCTTCAAGAAATTACGTACCAGGATCACAATATCTAAGTGGAATGGTGATAGATCAGGATGATGGATATTCAATAAGATATCTACATATGTCTCCTTCCGTAAGACCGGGACAAAAAGTGTCTGCAGGACAAAGAATTGGAAGATTGGTAGATCTTGGAAATCAAACTCACCTACATATTGAACTTTATGCCGGGTCAAAACTTTTAGATCCTACTGATTATATTAAAACTGTTGAACGAGGTGGTGTACCTGCAGCAATTGCAAGACAACAACCAGCACCGGCACAAATAGCATCGTTACAAACTCAACAGAGACAACAAGGATCACAACAACTTTCACGAGAAAGAACTGGACCAACCGTAATTATTTCCGAGACTCCTGCACCACAACCTCAAGTAATTCAGTCTGGTCCTCCCCCTTCTACTATTTCTTCTCCAGAAATCGATGAATTTACTTTGTTAAATAATTTTATGAGAAACAAACTTCTACTAGACCTCGCTTATCTATAATGGCTCTTAATAAATCAATATATGAAGAACTAATTCTTCAATCAAACGATCAGAAAAGAACAGTTGATATTTCCAACGGAACAATTGCTATTGAGTATTTTGAAGACATTTTTTCTCCAACAATTACTGCAAAGGTTAAGGTAGTCAACACGGGAAATACTATTACATCATTCAATGATACTGATGGAGAAAGACAATCAATTTATAACGGTCTTCCTCTTCGTGGTGGTGAAAGACTTTCAATGAGAATTGCTGGTAATTCTCCTGGAAGTCCGGCACTAGATTTTTCTGTAAATCCAAAAAAATATCTTTATGTTTCAAGTATTACGGATGTAATCTCTGAGGCACAGCAAGAGAGTTTTACTCTTAATTTAGTTTCAAGAGAAGCAATTACAAATGAAACTTCAAGAGTAATGAGAAAATATCCCACATCACTTAAGATTAATGAATCAGTTCAAAAAATCTTAACTGATGTACTAAAAACTGATAGCATCGGAACAATTGATGAAACTTCCAATAAGTATGGTTTTATTGGAAATATGAGAAAACCATTTACCGTATTAGTTTGGCTTGCATCTAAAGGAGTTCCTGTTTCTTCTGGAGATGCAACCGCCGGATTTGTATTTTATCAAACTCAAGATGGATTTCAGTTTAGATCTATTGATAATTTAATCTCTCAAAAATCAAAAGCAACTTACGTTCATAGTCCAACGACAGTTTCTTATGATGAGGATGATAAAAAGGTTAATAATGATTTTAAAATTTTAAATTACATTACAGAAAAAAATCAAAATCTAGTTGAAAAATTAAGACTAGGAACTTATGCAAGTCAAAGATCTTTTTTCAACCCCTTAGATTTTTCATTTACAAAGTATCAAGAAGGATTATTTAAACTTGAAAACTATGCAAATAAAACTGAAAATCTTGGTGGAAGAGACCTAAAACTTCCTAAAATATCCGAAGGTTCTGATTTATCTTTGGGTGATGTTCCAACTAGAATTATTACCGCAGTTTTGGATATTGGTACAATGGAGCAAGATGCTTCTACTGATAATAATTCTGATCCAGTATTATATCAATCTCAATCTTTGATGAGATATAATATTCTGTTTACCCAAACTTTAAGTGTAATAGTTCCAATTAATACAAATCTAAGAGCGGGTGATGTAATTGAGTGTCTGTTTCCGAAGGTTACTGAATCTCAAAAAAGAGAATATGACTCCGAAACAAGTGGTCTATATATGATTAAGGAACTTTGTCATCATTTTGATACAAACAATTCTTATACTTCAATGAAATTGTTGAGAGATACTTTTGGGGTTAATAATCAAGAAAGAAAATGATAGACGAATCTTTATTAAAAAGTAATTTTATTGGAAGAGATGGATTTCGTTGGTGGATAGGGCAGATTCCACCTGTCGAATCAATGGGTCAACAAGTTGAAGGTGGTGGATGGGGAAATAGATTTAAAGTTCGTATTATTGGATATCATCCATACGATGAGAATGAGCTTCCAAATGAAGAACTTCCTTGGGCCCAATGTTTAGTTCCAACCACTTCGGGAACCGGTGCGGCAAATTGTTCTACAGGAGTTCAATTACAACCTGGAGATGTAGTTCTTGGATTTTTCTTGGATGGTGATAATGCTCAGATACCTGTTATTTTAGCAGCATTTGGTAGAACTGGAGATGTTCCGAGCAATTCTTTTAGTTCTCCATTTGTTCCTTTCACTGGATTTTCAAGCAAAATTCCTAAAAACGACACATTAGGTCCAAGTGAATCTAATGAAATGACCAAAGATTCACAACCAACTCCAAGAGATTTGTCGTTTGGAAAAGTTGTTTTTGCTAACACGATAGGAAATACCAAAACATTAGGGATTATTTCTGAGATTGATAATCTTTTACGAAAAATAAGATCATTCGATGTGTCTGTCATTTCCGACGCAGAACGAATTGTCCAAGAAATTACCAAATCTACTGATAAAATACAATCAATATCAAATGATTTTATTGGAACCGGTATTAACCAACTTTATACTCAATTAATACCTGTAATGCAGGAAGGACTGGGATTATTATATAAGAAAGTTTATGCAACAGTTTTGGCAGCAACTCAAAATGCAGCAGCGGCACATTTAGCTGGAGTAGCGGCACAAACTGCAATGGTCGAACCTGTAAAAAGATTAGAAGATGCAATTCCTTGCCTTTCTGGTGAAATTGGATCAAATCTTAATGATATTGTAGGAGATTTGATTAGATCTACTGTAGATAATGTTGATGTATTTCGTTCATGTGCTTCTGATCAATTCACTGGATCTTTATTAAATACAATCATAGATAAAATTGATATTGGTCTTTCAGAATCTATTTCAGGAGTCGGTAAAATACTCCAATTCTTCCCCAACTTTAGTGTCGGAGATACAATTAGAGGATCTGTAGATGGTATTCGTTCCATTGGGGGTCTATTTGACTGTAATCAAGATGCTTTATCTTATGATGGAATAGTTGATCAATGGACAGTTGGTAATAATCCAAGATCAACTCCATTAGACTCTTATGATAATATTTTAGAAAATGTTAATTTAATTGATTCTGGAGAAAATATAAGTGAAACTCAAGAATGTTCAACAAATATTTTAGATATTGCATCTCCACCAATCATTAATATTTTTGGTGGAGGTGGAGATGGTGCTAAAGCAATACCATTATTTGGATCTCTTATATCCAGTGATGATAAAGTAACTGGCAGTGTGATTGGAGCTCAAGTTATTGATGGTGGATCTGGATATAGATACCCACCATTCGTAGAAATTAATGATGATGCAGATCAGGGATATGGAGCAATTGCACGTTCAAGAATTAATGATAAAGGTCAAGTAACAGAAATTTATATTGTATCTGAAGGTGAAAATTATACTCCTGGTAATATTAGTGAATATTCGATCAGTAGTGTCTTAATTGAAAGTGGTGGATCCAATTATCAGACTGAGGACGTTGTTTTTGATAATCTTGGAAATGTTTATAACGCTAAGATTGTAAATGGACGTATCTATCAAGTAGAGCCTCTAAATAATATAGTTAGAGATCTGCCAGTTCTTACAGTTCAATCTTCTACTGGTTCTGGTGCAGTACTGAGACCTATTCTAGGTCTTCCAGAGACTAAAGGTGAAGTTCAACAAGTAATCGATTGCGTCACATAAAATGGCAGAAAGACCAAATCAAAATATTTACAAAAGACAACTCATCAGTTTCAATCCAAATTTCAGGATTGATACTGCAAATCCACAAATGTCCGGAAGTGGAACTGACGTTTATCGTCTTTATGGTGTTACTGATGATAATGATAAATCTTCAATCTCTTTAACTAGTTCTGGACTTTATTCGATTAAAAATGATCGAACAATTGAGATTGTTGCTGGAGAAAATAACGAAGGAAAGAGTGTAGATATTGTAATTGTCGGTAGAAATGGTGATGTAACAATTACCGCAGAAAGAACCGGAATGGTTCGCATCAAAGCAAATAATATCATGCTTGATGCAGACGAAGATATTACTCTTAAGGCAGGTAGAAATATTATTCAACAATCATCTTCTGGTCGTATTTTGCTTAAAGGAGTTTCTGTAGATGCTGATGGAATGCGCGGAAATGTGATTGAAAATATGGGTATTGGATTTGGTATGAAAGTATTTTCTGGAAGTTTTGTGGGTGCTGATGTATTAGGGTCTGTATTTAAAGCGGTTACTCCGTTTATAAGTAAGGTTTTCTAAGATGTCTAACATTAATGTAACCGGACAAGAAGCATATTTTAATGAAGATGCTAAGTTCTTTAAGGACGTTTACATTTATGGTACTCTTTATTATGAATTCGAATCAAATACTAAAGAAATATTTAATGACATAGAAGTCAGAGGATCTGCAACTTTTTTATCTGACGTATATTTTGAAAGTGGTATATCTGTAGGAATTTTAACAGTTAGGCAAAGATTAGATGTTGGTGTTGATGGGCAAACTTTAAGAGCAGATGCTTCAACTGGAAATGTTGGAATAGGAACAACAATACCAAGAAAAAATCTAGATGTAATTGGAACTGCAATAGTTAGTGATAGAGTTGGAATTGGAAGTGTAGAACCTCAACAAGCATTAGATGTTGCCGGAAGCGTTAAGATTGATGTAACTATTTACGACTCAATAAACGTTCCTGGAAGAAACGGTTATTTCTTAACTAGAGATGATCGTGGCATTCGCTGGATTCCTCTGGTTGCGGAATCGAGACCAGAAGTTCCTGGAATTAGTACTGGAGGAATCTTTGTCCTGGACGAAGGAGTTCCACTTTATCCTTAATATTATGATCTATAAATATTTTTAACATAAAGAAGTAAAATGACAAGATTTTATGTTCAAGACCAAGGAGTGTTTATTCCAACAGATGATTTAGCACAAGCATTTGCTGCTCTAAATTTTGTTCAATCAAATAGCCTTGGTATTGGAACAGATAATTTAATACCGGTCGTTAATGCTGGCAATCCAAATTGGATTGCAGATATCCGTACACAAGACTTGTGGGGATATAATAGTAGCGGAAATATCTACAGAATGACCAATGTTGGTATTCAAAATAGTAATCCATCAGCAACTTTAGATATTACCGGAACCCTTCATGCAACTGAAGCAGTTGACTTTGATGCAACTTTAAATGTTGATGGTGCAACCACATTAAATTCAACTCTAGATGTTGATGGTGCAACCACGTTAAATTCAACTCTTGATGTTGACGGTGCTACTACTCTTAATAATACTTTAGACGTTGATGGAGATACTACTTTAAATGCAACTCTAGATGTTGATGGTGCTACCACGTTAAATTCAACTCTTGATGTTGATGGCGGAACTACTCTAAACTCCACATTGGATGTTGATGGTGCTACCACTCTTAACAATACTTTAGATGTTGATGGGGCTACCACTCTCAATGATACTCTGGATGTTGATGGCGGTACCACATTAAATGCAACTCTGGATGTCGATGGTGCAACCACATTAAATTCAACTCTTGATGTTGATGGTGCCAGCACCCTTAACAATACTCTGGATGTTGATGGTGCCACTACTTTAAACGCAACTTTAGACGTTGATGGGGCTACCACTCTCAATGATACTCTGGATGTCGATGGTGCTACTACACTTAACGACACTTTAGATGTTGATGGCGCTACCACGCTACAAACAACTCTCCAAGTCGGATTTGCTGGAACTGTAATTACCACAACTAGTGCCGGATTAGTTGGATTTGGTACGGATAATCCTGAGAGAGATGTTGAGTTTAATAATAGAGATGTATTTTTTAATGATAGTGCAATATATGATACCAACGAAAACGTCGGATTTAGATCAGAGCAATATCAAGTTCCAAGAAATGTATTAGCAACTGTCGGAGTTGATACTTCTGGTAGTATCATTGGAGGAAGATTTTTTGATGCCGCTAATTTAATTAGATTGAACTTAGATTTTATTGCAAATGAGGCAGTAGGATTTATTACAAGTACTGATTACAAATCACCAGCATTTAATCTTTCTTCAAATGATTATACATCTTGTAAAGATGATATCAAAGATATTCTAAAAGCAATTACTTACGATATCACTAGAGGTGGTAACTCAGGTTCAGTTGGCGCCGGTTTATCTTATTATAATGGAAATACTCTAATTCATATTACAGGAACTGATGTAAATGGTTACAGTATTAAGGATGCTTCGATTGTTGCAATCACCACGGCAGCACAACTTTCAAGATACGTAATTAATAATGTATCTCCACCAAAGTCATATCAAGGAATAGGTAATAGCATTCCTCAAATTAAAGATTTAATGCTGCAGGATGATCCAATTGTTGGATCAAATACAAACTATGATGGATGTTCAAACGTAGTTTCTGCAATTACAGTTTGTGCTGGTATTGTTACAACAATCATTGGTGGAAGCCCTACTGCTTCACCTAGAATAACTTACCCTGATGGTAAAATTGTTTGGTCTCCACCAGGTGCTGATTCCAAAAATATTATATACGTTTCTAAGTATGGAAATGATGATAATAATGGAAGAACGGAAGGTTCGGCAAAACTTACAATTGGCGCTGCAGCGGCTGCTGCACAACCAGGTGATACTATCATGGTTCGTTCTGGTGTTTATTTTGAAAATAACCCAATTGGATTGAGAACTGATGTTACTGTTACTGGTCAAGATTTAAGACTCGTAACAATATGCCCACAAAATGATGATGACGTATTCTATGTAAGAAGAGGATGTTTAGTTGAGAACTTAAGTTTTGCTTACAGTAAAAATCCATTTGATGCTGATGCACCAATTTCTATTAAAGGTGCGGCAGTGGCATTCCCACCACCAACAGGAATTTCAAGAGCTAGATCCGGATATTTAGAACCAGGTCCTGCTACAGAAGGACCTACCGGAAGATGGAGATCTCCATATATTCGTAACTGCACCAACTTTATGAGTGGCAGTATTGGTATGAAAATTAATGGAGACCATGCAACTGCGGCAACAATTGGTAATGATTTGAAGTGTATGGTTTGTGACTCCTTCACTCAATATAATGAGGCAGGAATTGGAGTATCAATTAGCAATAACGGATATGCTCAGTTAGTTTCTATTTTCACAATTAACTGTGATATTGCAATCTATGCGGACACTGGTGGTTCTTGTGACCTAACAAACTCTAACTCATCCTTTGGTAACTTTGGATTAGTTGCTGTGGGATTAGGTTCTACCGAATTCACCGGAACAGTATCAAGATATCCATCAACAAGATCTATTGATGGAGTTGATGCCGGGTCTGATACTGTTACGTTCATTAATTTGTTTGATTCGAGCGGTAATCCTAGAAGACCATATGACGGGCAAGCGCTCTTCTTCAAGATTGATTTGAGTAATTATGCCGACGCCGATACAACAGGTCTGCCGAGTACTATCTTGGCAGAACCTATGAGACAGGTTGACTCGATTACTATTACGAATGGTGGATCTGGATATAGTGCAATTAATCCACCAACAGTAGTTATTCGAGATGCAAATGATCTATCTCAACAACCAAAGGGACCTCAAGGAATTATTGCAGAAATAAGTCCAACCATTGATGAGGTATCTGGTGCTATTACGGCAATTGATGTTATAAACAGTGGAAGAAATTACTTACCAACACAAAATCTGGAAGTTTTCATTGATGGTTCTGGAGGAGCATCTGCTACAGTAAATACTCAACCAATTTATTACACTGTAGATGTTGCAACACAAGTAACTTTGTCTGGAATTACCACGGTTACTTTCAATGAATTTATTCCTTATGAATTATTTGGTGGAGAAGATGTTGCACTGAAGAGAATCAGTCGTATTCTTACAAGCTCTCATTCTTTTGAATATATCGGAACAGGAACTGATATAAATACATCAACGCCTTTCAAAGGTAGTGTTCCAATTAAGGAAAATGAAATTGTTGCTTTAGATGGGGCACAAATTCCATTTACGAGTACAGATCAAAAAGGTAATTTTGATATTGGTGAAGGATTTCAGATTAATCAACCATCCGCAATCATTAGAGGAAGAGATTTTAGTAAGGCAATACAGGCAGAAGTTACCCCACTTATACTTGCACTGAGATAAAATATGGCAGTCGCACCACTTAATAAATTTTTAACTATTGCAGTTCCTGTTGCTCCAGGAGAACAGACAGTATACACAACTCCTGTTGGAGTTTCTGCAATTATTCTTTATGCACAAGTTTCTAATGTAGGAGTTAATACTTACCCAACAGTATCACTCACTCATAGTAGAAAAAGTACGTCAGCAAGGACTGCTGGAAATACAAGAAATATCAGAGTCATTAAGGATGTGGAAATACCACCAAATGATGCTGTGGTAATTATTGATGGTAGATTGGTTTTAGAAAGAACGGCTGTAGTTACTGATTCCGTCATAATTGAAGGAACTCAGGCAGGTATTGTAACAATTACAAATTGTGTTTATGATAATAATACCGGTATTACTACCATAACAACACTTACTCCACATAATTTTAATGCAAATGATGAAGTAACAATGAGTGGATTGGCATTTACTTGTAGTGGATCGTTTGGATTAACAACATCAATTTTCCCAGCACCACAACAATCATTTACTGTTGATTCTATAATCGGAAGTGTTGGAACATCAAAGACATTTGTAACCAATTCTGGAGTAGTTGTAGGAATTGCTCACACCTATGTAAGTGGTGGGCATGTTGCACCTCTTCAAATGGAATTTATTTGTAGTATTCTAGAGAATAGCGTGTCATAATTATGCCAAGATATATCAGTAATCGATCTAAAAGAACTCCACAAGGATCACTATCTGATGATAGGTATAGGTATCTTGGTCTAGATCAAGCAGAACCAAATCTTGGAGATCCTGCGGTACCTGGAGAAGTAATACCATTAGGAACTCAATATCAAGTTATAACTCTTCTTGAAAGACCAGGAGAAAGATATTGGGTCCCAGTTGGTGGAGGATTAATTCCTGGAGCAATTAGTGTTTATGAAGAAGGAATCTTAACTCCTCCAGGAGGAATTAGTAGCATTAGTCAACTCAATTTTGTTGGAAATGCAATTCAAGTAGGTGGTTATTTAAATCCTGATGGATCACCTGCAATAGCCGCTACAATAACGGTATCTCCTCCAGGAAATAACGGAAGTGTTTTATTTAAAGAACTAAATGATTTTGCAACATCTTCCAATTTAGTTTTTAATAGTTCTGTTGGAATTCTAACAGTTGGTAAAGGGCTAAATGTTGGAAGTGGTGGAACAATATTTGCAGTAACACCCACAGGATTATTGGGTATTGGAACTCCAAACCCAACACAAGAATTACATATTCAGGGTGATCTTAGACTTACTGGAACCATTTATGATTCTAACAACAGCCCTGGATTTACTCAAGATATCTTAGTTAAAGATAGTCTAGGAGGTTTAATCTGGGTCAATCAAGGTTCAGTTCAAGCAGGAGCTGGTGGAACTTTTACAAATGTTCAGTTTCATAATAATGCTGGATTAGTAGATGGAGCACCTAATTTTGTTTATGACAGTATCAATAGCCGTGTTGGTATTGGAAGCACAAATCCAGAATATTTACTAGATGTAAGAGGATATTCTAGATTTACTGGACAAACAGAGATTGATAATCTTCGTGTAACTGGAATAGCAACAATTTCGACTCTTGGAGTAACTGGAACAACAACGACTCGAAATCTACAAGTTACTGGAATCACAACAATTGGATTTGTTACTGGAACGAGTGCATACTTCACAGGAATTTTAACCGCATCAAAGATTGTTGGATTAGCAGAAGTAACGGATCTAAACGTAACTGGTGTTGCTACAATTAATACTCTTAAGGTCATTGGACTTGCAACAACCAAGGATCTTCAAGTTTTTGACTCTACAACACTTAATAGATTAAGAGTAACTGGAATTTCTACATTTGATTCTCAAGTTAATATAAACAATCTAAGTGTTACTGGTGTAGGAACATTTGATAATATTAAATTAGATACAAATACGGTCAGCACGACAACCGGAAATCTTATTATTGATTCAAATGCAGGAACTACCCAAATTAATGATGCAATTTATGTAACTGACACAACACAATCGACTAGCAAAGATACTGGATCAATTGTCACAGAAGGTGGAATTGGAATTGAAAAAAATCTAAACGTTGGTGGAGATTCTTCCTTTATTGGTAGTATTGAATTAGAGTCATCACTTAGAGATATCTACAATAATGTAGGAATTGCCGGATCGGTTCTAACTTCTACTGGAGTTGGTGTCAGTTGGACTGCACCGTTTGCTGCTGGTCTACAGGGTCTCCAAGGTACTCAAGGTCGTCAAGGTACTCAAGGTCTTCAGGGCACTCAAGGAAGGCAGGGTCTACAAGGTACTCAAGGTCTTCAAGGAACCCAAGGAAGACAGGGAACCCAAGGTACTCAAGGTCTTCAAGGTCTTCAGGGTCTTCAGGGTCTTCAAGGATCCTCTGGTCTCACTGGCGGCACAGGATCTCAAGGAGCACAAGGTACTCAAGGTCTACAAGGAACCCAAGGAAGACAGGGAGCCCAAGGTGTTCAAGGAACTCAAGGTACTCAAGGTACTCAGGGTCTTCAAGGATTGCAAGGTCCACAGGGAGTTTCGGGTCTCACTGGAGCCACAGGATCTCAAGGAGCACAAGGCACTCAAGGTGTCCAAGGAACTCAAGGTCTTCAAGGTCTCCAAGGAACTCAAGGAAGACAGGGAACTCAAGGTTCTCAAGGAACTCAAGGAACATTTGGTGCCGTTGGTTCTCAAGGTTCTCAAGGAACTCAGGGTGTTCAGGGAACTCAAGGATCCTTTGGTAGTGTTGGTTCTCAAGGCGCTCAAGGAACTCAGGGTGTTCAGGGTTCTCAAGGAACACAGGGCGCTTTAGGTTCTACAGGATCTCAGGGGGCACAAGGAACTCAAGGAACTCAAGGCACTCAAGGAACTTTTGGATCTACAGGAGCCACAGGTTCTCAGGGCGCCCAGGGTACTCAGGGTACTCAGGGCACTCAAGGATCTCAAGGAATTCAGGGTGCAGCAGCTACGTCTGGTGGATCCGGTTCTATCTCAGTCGTAAATGATACGACCACAAACGCCACATATTATGTTGGATATTCCACAATTACATCTGGTGATCTATCAGTATTAAGTATTGCCACAACAAAATTAACCTTTAATCCTTCTACAGGAAATCTAACAGCAACTACATTTACTTCTCTATCTGACAAAGATTTGAAGAAAAATGTTAACATTATTGAAAATCCAATTGAAAAGATTTCTAGCCTTAATGGAGTATCCTTTAACTGGATGACAAATGGGAAACCTTCTATAGGTTTAATTGCACAAGAAGTTGAAAAAGTATTCCCAGAACTTGTTGATGGTGACAAATTTAAGTCTATAAACTATGACGGTCTGGTTGGCGTTCTAGTAGAATGTGTCAAAGAGTTGCAGACACAAATTAATGATTTGAAAAACGCTTGACACCCCGCCCTACATGCCCTATAATACTCAGGTAATCAAACAAAACGCCTGATGCCTGCCGAAGAAGTTCTGACACGATGTGTTGTCGATACCCTTGCCCGAAAGTTTTACCTCTATTCTAGCGAAGGTGGAGAGCGTGTTGTTGAATGTGAGACCGTAGACCAGTTTATGAATGTGCTGGAAGTCGTGCGGGATAAACTTGACGAAGACACCCTTGTTTATTCAAATCCTTTTTAAGAATTATGAAAAGCATTACTATCGAAGAACTCCAAGCAGATTTTGATGCTATAATTGGTGAGGTTGAGAACGGAAAATCCTTCCTCATCAAAAGCGAATATGGCGATGCTATGCTAATTCCTTATAAAGATCATAAAGAAGTTGACGACCTTATCCGAATACACACGGACCACGAAGAAGGTTGTTGAGTTTTTGGGAGTATAGCTTAATGGTTAGAGCGGGCTCCTTATAAGGGCTTAGTCTGGGTTCAACTCCCAGTATTCCCATCTGCTTACCCATTTTGTAGTGGGTTTTGAGGGTAAGCAACAGTAAACCTACTTGAAAAAAGGAGAGTGAAAAACCCTGCCTATAAGTCGGTATGAAACAGACCTATGACTTATTGTGCGCTTCTGTTTCACTGTATGAATCTCTCCTATCGCTCCTTTAGCTCTCTGGAGAAAGCTCCGAACTCATAATTCGGCTAAGGTCGGTTCGATCCCGACAAGGAGCACTTGACCTTTATGACTTTCTGAGTTATAATGGTCTCATTGGGAGATTGGTGGAATCGGTAGACACACCAGACTTATGAAAATTGAGCCTCATTTAGGAAACTTTATGAGTGTAATTCCTCAAATTCGGTGAAACCTGTAAAATGGCAATACCGAGCCAAGCATCG